AGGCGGAGCGCAATCTCAAAGACATCATGGGCTGCCATGATCAGGCGCATGGCCTTGCTAACAATGCCGCCTACAAGGTCATCTGGGGGGAGCGCAAGTATTCAGCGCAGCCGCAGAAGATTGTCGAGGCCAAGCCTGCTCGAACTGTGCGGAGCAAGACCCTCACGCTCAAGGTTTTGGACTAACGTCCCTGCCCGCGATACTTCTTATAAGCGCGGCGTTTCGCCTTGTTCTTGGGGCGGGTCAGCGAGCTAGAGCCGATTGAAGTCACGTGCTTCAGCGGCTCTGGCCTCGCGGCCACGCCAATTATTTTATTTTTTGCCATCCCTCGTCACCTTCGCCACAATGATGTTTACGAGCGGAGCGATGATGCGCGCACCATCAACTCGCTCGATGATAAGATAGCCGCTCTCGCTATCGACGGACCAATCTTTGTCGCTCGCGATTGGGATCGCTTCTGACGATCCATCGCTGAAGTCGATTTCAAAAATCAGCATCCATCAACTCCTTCAAGTGCTTCGGCAGTCTCGGCGAGAACGCCACATCCCCGCGCCGGGTGACGTAAGCGATGTAGACGCCGAGTTTTTTTTGCGTTTTCGTCCTAACTCTGTTTATCCGCGATGGAGTTTTTCGCCCCTTAGTAACTCTATGACTATCTGACTTGCTGTCCAGATAGACTACATCCTGCGTGCCGTTATGAACGCAGATTAAGTCTATCGGCGACGAGGCGCGGAATACAGGCACATAGACCGTGAAGTGTCTCTGCATCATGTAAAGCGCCAGAGTCGATTCACTGATTGCGCCCCGTTGATGCCTATCGTCACCCCACGATGCGCTTGGCATATCTTGCCGCTCTCTCTGGCGTTTGCCCCGCGTACTTGCTGTTTAGTAGCTCTTCCGATGCCTTTTCAAATTGACCGTCCTTCATTGCGGCCAGCATACGTTTAAACTTCAGCAAGTTTGGCAGTCCCATCTGGAACGCAAGTTCCACCAGCACTTCTTTGCGCTGATTGTCCAGTGACGCCGCCCATGGCAGGGCTTTGCCAAGCTCGTCAATGCACCGCCGCACATCGTTCATGAGAAGATACTCAGCCTCTTCAAGCGATAGGCCGATGCCGACGCCTTCTTCGATGCACCGGCCAATGCCCACGGTCACATACCCAAGATGATCTTTGTAGGCGTGTGACCGAAAGCCCTCTTCTCGGCAAAGCGAGGCGACAATGTTGTCGAGGCGGTCCACGATCATTGCCGCACCTTGGCCGCGATCTTCTCGCCGCTCCGACCGACTATGTATCCACCGACACCGATCATCAGCAAGTTCCACAGCTCGTCTGGCAGCGGGATGGTGAGCGGTAGCTGGTCGTCGGTGAACAGCCGAACCGCCAACTCAACGAGCGGTGCCAGCAAGTAATTCCATCCGACAATGGCTGTGATAGTGAGCATGAGGATGGGCCGCCATATCGCGGTGATCTTGTGCTCGGATTTGGCCTCTGCCAGCACAACAGCGGCAGCCGCCTGCTCGATTGCTGCGCTGTTGGCGACCAGCGCCATGCTTAGATCGCGCTCAATCTCAGCGCGCTTGTCCTTGTCTTCGGGCAGCACTCGGCGGACGACATCGCCAACAATCGGCGCGATAACAGGGAGGAGCGCTTGGATCATGTTGCTTTCCTTACGTCTGACACGGGCGGATGCACGCCGTTGTGAATCTTGTGCAGCCGTTCCGTTTCTTTCTTCAAATAGTCAATGTCAGCCAGCGCGGAGGCAAGCTGCATGTGGTCGCGCCGCAAGATTTCTGGAGACGACATTGAGGACAGGACATCAACCCGTTGGTCCTGCTTCTCAGACTTTGTGTCTAGCATGTCAATCCGCCTGTCGATGTCGCGGATTCGGGACTCAATGTCTTTAAGCTGATACAGGATGGACTTGATCTGCATCTTGCCGACCGCAGATGCGCCAGCCACGCTCACAAGAATGCCCGCCAGAGTAACAATGAGGCGGATGTCGATTGCGCCGTCCATCATGTTTCGCTGTCTGGCGCGTGGGCCAGTTTAAACACTACGCTGGCTTCGTCGGCCAGACCGGGCTGGCGGGATCAGTGGTGTTGGCAGGCAAGTCCCGAAGCGCGGTGCGGTACGCTTGCCATGCGGCAGGAACTGCCTCACCAGCTTCCTGCGCTTTCACAACAACCCAATCAGTCTCAGCCAGTAACCGATCACGCTCTGCTCGAAGCGCAGCCCATTCTTCGCTGTCGTAGCGAGCGGCGAGCCACCTATGAGTGCGGAGATCGACCTCATCGATGTCTACTTCTTCGTAGACGGTGGCTGCGTCCGGGTAAGTCTTTGGCGTCAGCACAGCGCCGTCATCGTCATACGTGGCTGGCGTTGCCTTAGATTCCATCAACTTGGCAATAGTAGTCGATGGGTTGAGGGATTGAATGACCGCACCCTCGGCGGTTACGATGCGACTATTCATTTTCTAGTTCTCCAAAAAATACGACCATTCCTCGGGCATCAACTGCCGCGCCTGACGAATTGTACCAGCGAATATCCGTGCTTCCGGCCACCTTGCCGGTCGTAGCGGCAAAAGCGATATCTCCATTACTTATGCCGGCTGCGATGTAGTCATCTGACTTGAATGGAATTGCGAAGGTAATTGTCCAGTCGCCAGTGCCGTTGCGAGCGATGCTTTCAATGTTGTACCCAGCCACTAAGTTTGGTGAAAATTTTCCGAAATCTTCGTAGTAAGCCTTCGCCTTGCTGAGATCAACGCCCGCCGGAAGTTCCGCTGCCATTGATCGGACCATCTCGTTGACTTGCCGTTGGTCAGTTGCCGGAGTGGATGCGAACAGGTTGGCGTCGTTGATTTCCGCTACCGCATCGCCCCATAACAGGCCGTGTTCAAAAGTGGTGCCGCCAGCCGCGATGGTGCGCTCAGTTTCAATAGCCAGTCCGTCGAAGATGTCTTGCGTATCGGACTGCGTGACGATGTACTTGCCGGTCAGCGGATCAATCCGGGCATCTAGGACGGCATCGCTTGCGCCTTGCAGGAGGCACTTCGCGTTAGCGGCGAACATGCCCTTCTCAGCTTCGTAGGCTTTAAGGATTTGATCGGCGCTAGGTGCAGATGCGGCTAACCGAACAAGGGAGAGTGTCGTAGTCGTCGCCGGTTCCGTTGAACCATCGTCCGGGCGCACGCCTATCGCAAACAAGATCGTCCCGGAAATTGAGCCGTAGGCGGTCGCGTCTGTTGCCTCAAGCACACCGTCAACCCAGAGTTCCAACTCTGTGTTGCTGCGGCGGACAATATCGAAGCGGTGCCAATCACCATCATCCAGGACCGAAGTTGAGTTAATGCCGCCGCTCGTGGATGCCCCCGCAATCGTGAAGGAAATAGTACCGTTTGCGGCGAGCCGCGTAGTGAAGCGAATCGTGTTTCCGGAGTTGGCAAGTCCCGTTAGCGTTTCTACGGCAGAATTGCCGGAACACTTTAGCCAGCCGCATTGGTGAACTGCCCCGGTGCCGAGAGAGTTATAGTCGGCGTCATCGCCCCGCGTGAGGTTGACCCCGGACGCAAACCCGCTATACCCCATCAACTCCGCGCCAGTCTCTACCGCTGCCTCTGTGACGGTGCCATTCTCGGTTAACGTGTTGGCGTTATAGGAGCGGTCGGCTGTTTTTGAGTTGGCGAGGGCGATTAGCTTGATATCACCCACATAATATCCGGTTGTATAGGTGGTGTTTATAGACGCCAACATGTCCTCTACAGGGATGCTCCCAAGAACTTCAAGCGTAAGCCCTTCGGCGGCAGCCGCGACTACACTTGACCCCTGAATATCAACCGCGTTTTCAACGCCAAAGCCAAATGGATAGTTATCGTTTCTCATGCGCCGAGCGACGGTCCAGTCGTCCGCAACAATGGTAGATATCAGTGGACTCCTATTTAGAACATTTTTGCCGACCTCATCAGCCGCAAAGAAAAACACGCCGTTAGCGATAGCGCAGCCTTCGGCACCAATAGCGCCACTAGGGATAACAGCGTCGTAAACATTTCCGTCGCTTTTGATGATGGACGCGCTGTCTACCCCAGCGCCATAAACCAGCCCAAACTCCGGCAGAGGGCCGCCCGTTCTAGGGTCGTTGGGTGAGGCATCGGACAATCCTGCACACACACTCAGGATATAATCGTCCGTAAGATCAGGCGTCGTCGTGCTTGATAGAGAACGCGGCCAACCATCGGTACGCTCGGCCCACGACCCACCATGCGGATCGACAATGTGCATTCCTTGATCGCTAGTCCCGACGATCACATAGCCCATGCTTGCGGCAATGCTTGTCGGCGTTGCGCCGGTCAAGGTCAACGTCGCAAGTGGCGTTGCGCCCGCAAGC